GCAATAATCTTTCGAGCTGATGGGTTTTCATTCCAAGTAATATTCATATTAGTTTTCAAAATTATCTTCTTCATTGTCCTTTTTAACTTCATCATTCAATTCTACAGGCTCACCTGTCACTATATCGTATGTCGTCTTAGGTGATTTCCCGACTTTAATATCACGAATATATGCACAGGCCTTATCAAAATTATCCTTAATCTGTATGCGTAGTTCAATAAGTCTGTTATTTATTTGTTCTAATTCTTTTATTGTCATGTTATTTTAATACTATGGCTACTAATAATAATACTGCTCCGAAGAAAGCGATTGATCCTAGAAACGCGATGGCGTAGAAAGTTTTATTGAACATGATTGAATATGTTTAGCTATAAATTAAATCTTCAATAATAATTGGATAGTCCTCTGGCTCAATAGCTAGAAGCACTTGGTCACTGAAACTTAGGTTCTCTGGTTCTTGTGTCATATTAATTTGATTCAATTCCCCCACCATTCAGCCAAAGTCTAGAAATCGATAATTTCAGTAATACCAAAATGTCGTTATCTATAAATTTTGAATAATGGAGGTGGAGTTAAATACTTTGGCTTTTAATAACGACCTAGATACAGGTTATCAGATGCGACCATTAAAGTCAATGCGACCTGTGGATAAGAAGTGAATAACGTGGCTTCTTTATACACTTAACAAGGAGATTAAAATATGCTACCATGAGGTCATGAATAAGAAAAAGGTATGTGGCCTTTGTAAAAACACATACGAAAAGTTCCATCACAGCAGAAAATATTGTAGTTCTTGTTTAGATAAAATTTTATCAGCAGGCGGCGGCAGGGATCAGACGAGGGAAAAGGTCAGGATAAAGTATAACCACACTTGTCAGATTTGTTTTGAAAAATGGATAGAGGGAGAAAGACGTTTTGATGTTCATCATTTGTATGGTGACTGCGGCAAGAAAAGTCGGTCATATGATCCGGTTTCGACAATGAAAAATCTTTTAGTCGTCTGTCACCGCTGTCATATGAACTTAGAAAAGGTGAAAAGGAAAATGAGAGATCATTCATCATCTCGGAATAAAATTCCGAATAAAATTATTAATAAAAACCAACATGTCACAATATGTCACAAAAAAAAGAGTTCATGATTAGCATTGCGTCGTCAGGAGGAAATGCAACGGTGAAAAAGTACGGTTCGGACTATATGAAGAAGATAGCAAATGCGAGGTGGAAGAAATACTATGAGACAAATGAGACAAATAAATCAGATACTATTCGAGTCAAAACCGAAGAGAATAATAAGTGAGCGGACACATTTAATCCAAAGTATTGCTGATTCAGTCGGTGTGCCTTTTAATAATGTCTTCAAGGAGGTCTTTCATCTAAAAAGTGAATGGGGAAATAAAATACTGCATAACATTCTTGAGGATGTCCTTATGACCGGAGAGGATATGAACTTTCGGGCGAGTAAACTAAGGGAGCTTGTAAATAAAAGCCGCCCCACAGCTAATAGGACGGCTTTCTAGAATCTAGATTGTTGTTCGACTGAATCTATTAAAGAATCGTCGAATACCCAGATGTTATCAAATATTCTTTATAAAGTCAAGCTTTTCTTGTTCTTCTGATCTATTAGATAAAAACTCATCTTTTACCAGATTAAACTTACTTTTTTCTGATTTATAAAACTTGTGCCATTCATTTCTCATTATTCGTTTAGTTCCGTACTTTTTATGAAATTCTTCATGGTGATACTTACAGACAACAACTATATCGGTTTTATAAAACTTCTCAGGTTTTGCCGCAAAAACATTCTCATAAGAGATATGATGAATATTAAGATCATTTTCTGTAAAACATATACAGCAAATATGTGATTTTCTTAGAATTCTTTCACGTGCTTTTTTCCAAAAAGGTGATTTAAGAAAATTATAATACTTTTCCTTATAAGCTGGTTCGTATATTGTTTTTGTTGAAATAATCTTAGGAGTATGAAATTTTGAATAATTTCTCCGTATTATTTTATAATCTTTCTTCTTTCTCTTTATATATTTACGATACTTATATTTATAATCTTTATTTATATCTTGTATTAACATAGGTATGTTAAGAATAATTTACTAGATTCTTTTGTGCGCACCCCCCTCCCCCACAGCTTTCTGTAAGGAAGGAGAATATGTACTTGAACAATTTACTGAGTTCGTGAAGCACTTCCTTAGCTTCTAAGTACGCGAGAACGATGGTTTACGCATATCGTTTTACACCCCTGCGATATTTAACCTCAAACATATGAGATTGAATATGTGACAATTATATATTTTGTAGCAAATTTTTGCAACTACTTGCATGTGGATATCGTATATGATATGCTACACAAGTAGCTACAGATAGAAAACCTCAAACACGTAGAGACCGCCTTCGGGCGGTTTTTGCGTGTTATAGCCCTATAATCAATAATGTATCCACAACTCTACTTGCATTCATTGGTCGCATAGCTTATACTTACTCTCAGAGAAAAGGAGCATTACAATAAATAAGGTTCGTTGAAAGCTGTGGAGGTAGCTAGGTGAAGCCTCCAGGTGCTACAACCTGATGAGGCATACAAGGTTCGAATCCTTGCCCACAGCATTCAGCGAATCTTATAAGTTAAATAAAAATATGAAATCAATATATGAGTTTTTGAAAGTCCGTAAGAGTCTTTGTGACTTTTACCCGCACGTTAAACGCTGGAGCCTGAAACGATTATGGTTCTATACGTTCTATGTAGGGTTCAGGTATGTAGCGATTGCGGTGATAGTATCAGCAGCGTTTACAGGTTTTGGTGCTTCTTGGTATTATGTAGGTAGGATCAGCGCCCCTATTATAGTAAAAGCTGATACGAAAGTAGTTACTCAAGTTCAAATTGTTGTATCAACTACAACACCACCAGTTATGCAAAGGATTCAAAAATGCGAGAGTGGTGGAACACAAACAAAGGATGGACAGACCTTGATAAATATAAACTCTAATGGTAGTTACGATTCGGGTCTGTACCAGATAAATAGTTTTTGGAACAAGGAAGCCACTAAATTGGGGTATGATCTAAGCAAGGCAGATGACAATAACAGATTTGCCATGTATTTGTACGAAAACTACGGTACTTCGCCTTGGAGTTCCAGCGAAAAATGCTGGAGTAAGTAGTTAAAAACGCGTTATATTCTGGAATACGTTTTAGTTGCAACTGGGGATAACCCCTAGTTGCAATTTTTTTATATTTGCTATAATAAACCTATGAAAAAAATACTCCCTCGTGTTGTGACGGCAGTCGTTTTAATAATTGTGGTTATTGGTTTATTTGAGGTTTTTACAAGCAATAAAGCTATACCAAAGGCTGAAACAACGTATAGTCCAAGTCCTTCGCCAACTAAAATTGACTGTAAAGACTTAAATAACTACCCACAGTGTACACACCCAAATGATGCAAAGGGAGCTTAGCAGGTTACAGAAGATGTGGTTGTTATCTCGTGGGGGTAGGAATATGAGTGATGTGCTTTATGACAACGAAATAAAAAGATTTGTAATTACCATGTACTCACCTTTTAATAAAAATTGTTTTGTAAAAATACCTTATGATAAAGATGTAGTTTATGATTTAAGCAATACGTTTATAAACGAATCGGGTAAATATTTTCCATAATTAAATGTTCAAAAAAAATGTAGAAGTTATAAAGACTCACGGTACGCCTAGAAGTGATAAATGGGGGGGTGTGAGAAAATTATGGCTTAAAGAACACGGTACTTGTGCCGCTTGTGGTACGGATAAAAATTTGCAAGTTCATCATGTCATCGCCTTTCATACCGACAAGGAAAAGGAACTTGACCCAAGCAACTTTATAACCTTATGTGAGGGTATGGAAAGGAATTGCCACCGATTTATTGGCCATTTGGAAAATTTCCAGTCAATAAACGAAAAGTCAAGGGAAGATGCGGCGTATTGGCTTAGTAAAATTGCCCATAGACCCAAATGGGAAAAAGATGCTTGGGTAAATCAATAACATGATAATAAACATTAAGACAATCCCTCACGACGAACAAGATTATCCGACTTGCGGTAATTGGGAAATAGACGACATTGGGGTCATAAATATTACTGTTTCAGAAACAGGTGACATGAGATACAATTTTCTTATTGCATTACATGAGATGATTGAGGCGTTTTTGTGTAAAGTGAGGGGAATAAGTGAAGAATCAGTAACCGATTTTGATGTTAAATTTGAAAAAATGCGTGCAGAATATCCCGATATTGTTGGTGATAATGAACCTGGCGATAACGTTAATGCGCCATATTTTAACGAACATCAATTTGCGACGGAGATTGAATCTAAGTTAGCTGTAGTTTTAGGCGTTGATTGGAGCACTTATGATAAAACAATAAACCAACTATGACTAGATACCCACGCCAACCAATAGTTTCTTTTGATGTAGACAAGACCCTTGTACAGTCTTTCCATAACCTTACACCCATTGAAAAAAACGTAGAATTATTAAAAAGATTCAAGCGTGGTGGGGCAAAGGTTATCGTCTGGTCGAGAGGCGGTAAGGCACACGCAGAAAAGGCGGGCAAGAGAATAGGGTTAAAGGGTGTAGTTTATAAGTCAAAGAATGTCCCCCACCAAAAACCAGACATTTCGGTTGATGACAAGGAGCATGATTTAGGCAAGGTTAATATAAAAGCATAATGATTAAGATAAAAACGTTTCAATTACCAAAGGAAGAAAATAAGGCCAACGAATTTTTAGGCACGCAAGCCGTACTAGGGTTGCACTATGATGGTGGTAACTGCATAATTCGTTACGAAGACGGCGAGGTTATGCCCGACAAGCTACAAAAGCGTATTACATTAGGTGTAAAGCTAAACGAGGCATATGGCAAATACTGGGGATTGGAAGTGCAGTGCACAATGTACAAGGCAACGGTTAATCGTTTGGCATATCCAGGCTATAGCCCTGATAGTGACCAAAAGACCAAGAAGTTCAAGTATCAAGAAATGGGACTTAAACCAGCCGAGGCGGAAGATGCCATTAGACGATTACAGGAAATTGATGCACAGCTAATGTCCAGCGAAGTTGCCAAGTTTCAAGTTGAACAGGAGATAAAATCATTACAAGAGCTTTTTGATGAACTTAAATAGTTATGCCTTAATGACCGACAAAGACCGAAAACTAATGGTAAGAATTGCCGACCAAGTAGATAACTTGGCTAGACGCGTGGGTGAACTGGAGATTAAAAAAATGCCAACAGATGTTTTGTTAAGCAATGGTGGTGCAATTATACCCAAACCCAACATAAACAACGTTGAAATAAACATGAGCTTTACCGACCTTATTGTTAACGAGGAGCAAAGGGCAATGATACAATCAACAATAATAAATACCTTTAAGGGTGTGCTTAATGCCAATGCGCCATTTTTACAAGAGCTTAATATTACCTATAGGAAATGAAAAGACTTGGTAAAAAACGAGGGCGCAAGCGTAAGGTAATAGTTAAGATAAACGGTAGACCGCCTAGATATGCCACTGAACAAGGGATGATAGACAAGATAAATGAGTATTTTAACTACTGTGTAGAAATTAAGAAACTACCTAGCAAGGCTGGGTTATTTGTTTACTTGGAGATTGATAGGTCTACATATAGCGATTACAAAAAGAAGTTTCCCAACGCCGTTACAAAAGCAAACCTGTTTATTGAGGAAGCTTGGGTTACTAGACTATCAAAATCACAGGCTGGCGGTGCGATATTTTACTTAAAGAACGCTTTTAAGGAAAACTATGCCGACCGTCACGAAACCGACTTGCGTGTAAAAGAATTACCAAAACCCTTATTGGGAGGTGACAGCAAAAAACATGGTGCAATTCAAAAGAACAACAGCAACGGAGAAAATCCTCCAGTTATCAAAAAGGATTAGGGCAGTTCAAGGTGGTACTTCTGCATCGAAGACTATATCAATTTTGATGTGTTTGATTGATGATGCTCAAACTGATACATCGCCAACCATTTCATCAGTTGTTTCGGAATCAATGCCGCATTTACGCCGAGGTGCAATGCGTGACTGGCAGACCATTATGGAATCGCAGTCTTATTTTGACGATAACCGTTGGGATAAGACTAATTCTATATACACTTGTGAGACGGGAAGTAAGATAGAGTTCTTTGGCGCAGACGAATCTGAAAAGGTAAAAGGTGCTAGGCGTGACAGGTTATTCTTAAACGAGGCAAATAACATAAAGTTTGAGACTTTTAACCAGCTTGAGGTGCGCACAAAGGAATATATCTTTTTGGACTGGAACCCAACAGCCGAGTTTTGGTGGGACAGCGATGTCAAACACTGGAGTGATACTGAACACATAATTTTGACTTACAGGGACAATGAGGGAATTGATCCGCGTGTGCGCGATTCGATTGAGCGCAGAAAGTATAATGCTTCTTGGTTTAGGGTTTATGGTGACGGTTTGCTTGGCGAGATTGAGGGACGCATTTACAAGAACTGGAAAATATTTGATGAGTTACCACATGAAGCACAGTTAATTGGTTATGGTCTGGATTTTGGATATACAAATGACCCGACATCTATTGTGGCAATTTATTATTATAATGGCGGTTACATATTCCACGAAATTGGTTTTAGTCGCGGGCTTACAAACAGACTTATTGCTGATATATTCAAAATGCACCCATCAGCTCCAATTATTGCCGATAGTGCCGAGCCAAAGTCTATTGCCGAATTGCGCGAGTATGGTTTGACAGTAATACCTGCTACCAAAGGCAAAGGATCGGTTACGCAACGCATACAGTTTGTGCAGGGTTTAAGTTGTGGGGTTACTAAACATTCAGTGAACATTATCAAAGAGTACCGTAATTATTGCTGGGAAGTTGATAAAGACGGCAGGTCATTAAACATTCCTGACCATGAGTATTCACACTCAATGGACGCGATTAGCTACGGTATGCAGATTAAAAGGTCAGTCGAACCTATAAAACAATATGTACAACCAGATTATGAGTCACCAAGTTTGCGCTGATTTTAGACCAATAAAGGAAGCTACGGTCAAGATTTTGTGTTTTAACTGTCTTTCACATTATGAGATAAGGTTTTCAAAAACGACTCGGTTGGTTACGATTTCGTACATGATAGATTATTCGGTTTGTTCCCATTGTCATGCAGCGAGGAATCCGCATCTGCAAAAGAATCCATTGCCAAGATGCAAAAAATGCAATGTGCCCATATTCGATTCCAATATTCGGGGCACAGGTTTTTGCAGAGCACACTATGACCAGAACCGCAGACAATTAGCAAAGAAAATATAAATGCTACACTTTTCGCATGAACGAAACAGGACTCTCCACCGTTGACTACAACTTAAAACAGCCAAAAGATAAAAAAGCATTAGGCGATGAGCTTACAAAAATAGCCAGTTACCAGCTTGCTGCAAGTGATAGCTTTAAGAAACCAAGAATGCAGCAATGGAAGGACTACGAGGATTTAAAAGTTGGTAAGGTTAAAAAGAAATTGCGCACACCGTTCCAAGTCGCCTTTCCTATTTTTAGCGGAATGCTTGACACATTGGCAGCATCGTTTGATGAACCCATTGAACTGGAGTTTTACCCGACTAAACCAGCCGACTTCTTTAAGTCACAAAAGATACAGGGCGCATGGAACACTGAAAAGACCAAAAACAGCGTAAATGCCATGTGGGATTACAAATCACGCGTAGACAAAAACCTCGCGCTTGTTACAGGCCGTGGCGTGCAGTCATTGTTTAGCGAAAGCAAACCGACATTTAAGACCATACTTGAAATTATTGACCCTGTTTATTTTCACTCACAGCCATTGGGTGGCGGTAAATTGGAGAACCATTTATTTTGCGGACGTGAAGACATATTTAGAAGCGAGGCTGATATACAGGCCAGTGTTGATAGCGGCGAATATGACAAAAATCAATGGGATGAGTTGAAAGTAAAGTCAGCCGACCCTAGCTATCAAATACAGGCCGCCGCCGATTTGCAGGCAAAGTTAATGCGCTTTAAGGCATTGGGCTTGAACCCTGAAAGCAACAACTACGTTGGCGAGAGGATTTACAACCTTGTGCAATGGACTTTGACATACAAAAGCGAGCGTTGGTACTTATTGTTTGATCCTTACACATTGACTTGGCTAAGGTGTGAAAAACTAAAAGATTTGTTCTCGCTTGGCTTATATCCATACACTTCATGGGCAACGCATGAGGATGCAAAAGTCTTCTGGTCAAAGTCATACGGCGATGACCTATTCCCAATAGCCGATGCGGTTACAACATTGTTTAACCAAGAGCTTACCAACAGAGAAAAGCGTAACTATGGCGCGCGTGCCTATGACAAAGACATGGTTCCTGATGTGGCAAAACTAGACCAAGCGCAGTATAGGCCAGATGCTCTAGTGCCAATAGATACAAAAGGCGGTGCGCGCAGGCTTGACCAAGCGGTGTACCATTTTGAAACACCAGAATTACAAGGCACAATTAACTTACTTGACTGGGTGCAAAAATCAACACAAAAAGATACTGGCATAACAGATATTGCCCAAGGTGCAGCAATGCAAGCTACTAAAAAGGTTAATGTTGCCTACATGGAACAGTCGTCTGTAGCCAAGCGCATTGGGCATAAATCGCAGTCGTACAGCGAATGTTGGGGTGAAGTAGGGGTTAGGTACGTCCAAGGTCTTAAAGACCACATGTCGGGCAAAATGGCCATACAAACCATTGGCGATATGGGGCTTGAATGGGATGAAGTTACCCGTGACGATTTGGATTTGGAGGGCGACATTGGCGTAAGGGTTGTTTCATCAACCGCCCGCAAAGAAGAAGCCATGCAAAAGAAAGCCGGACGCTCACAAGCCATTGAACTTATTGCCAAAGACCCGACTATTGCACAGACATTAAACCCACAGTGGAAAGCGCAGGCAATATTGCGCGATGTGGGCAACTATGACGATGATGAAATTAAAGAGGCAATGGACACTAAAAACTTTGCTTCAAGGGAGTCGGTTGCCCGCGCCCATGTTGCTATACAGGAAATCATTTCAAAGCGTGAGCCAGAAGTTAACTTTAATGCCAACTCTATTTTCTTAAAAGTCTTGCGCGATTACGCCTTTGACCACCGTGCTACGCTTACCAAGCGCAAGTATGATGGGCAAATGAACCAATTTGAAAAAATAATGTCTTACATGATTGAATCCGCCAAGATTGCCGCCGCAAATAGCGGGGTTAATATTGATCAGGGTAATAAGCCAAACCAAAACCCAGGACAGCCACAGCCAAATGCACAGCCAACACCTAGCCCAATGGGTGTGGCACAACCACAAACAGCATGAGAGCCGACACAATAGAAAAAATAAACAAGGCAAAGGAAAACTTTACAACACCAGAAGATAGGCAAGTCATTTCAGAATGGGAGGAAAGACTACGCAAGCACGGTTCATGGAGGCAATTTCAGGAAAATGAGATAACGAAGGATGTTTTGTTGCTTATGAAAAAGCGTATTGTGCAGTTAAGGTCGATGCTTTCAAAGTCCCGTGATACGGAGATTATGAAAAACCAGCAAACATGGTGGAAAATTATAGACGAGCTTTCGTATTGGTATAAGGCCATGTCACATGACTGGGAATCAGAGGAAAAGTCAATAGAGGAAGAAATAAACAAAGAGTTAGTTAGCATATAAATACAAATTGTTATAATAATTTCATTATGAGTAAAATACTACAACACGAGTTTGGGGCTTCCATGGAAAACAATGGAAAACCTTATAAAACTCCCCCACAAACTATGACTAAGGGCGCAATAAAAGGTAAGGGTAAGTTCAAAGCACCTAATACGGGTGTAGCTTCAAAGGTCAAAATGAAGTCAAAGCGTTATCCGCGTTCAGGCAGTTCGCTTGGCGCAAGCACATCGCAGTATGATTTTAGCAGAAAGAATAAACCACAAAACTAACATGGCAACCACCAAAGCAAAAACTATCGTTACACCAGATGTTGAAACAACTACAGAAACCCCGACGAGTGATTACACCGTAACTTTTACATTACAAAGTGGCAGGACGCGAACCTTTACAGACAAGTCGATTGCTGATGAATTTAAGACCAACAACACAAAGCCAGCAGCAGGTGTGGTTGATCCTAGACATGGCGTTGATTACATAGTTAGCGAGGTTTAGTTGCAGATATCGCTTACTACTCCGACATAAGGTGGTAAGCGGGGTGTGCACCTAAAGCACTGGGGGCGTTACCCATTAAAACGTATTCGGTATTAGTCTCTCCGAAAAGACTAAAAGAGGCGTAATCTTTATAAAACGTATGGAAAATGCAAATCGTTTGGCTGACGAACGCTCAAAGGAGCTAGAAGCTATTGGTGTGACAATACCAACCGAGGCTAAGGCCGAGGAAAAAGTTGACGAGGAGAAAAAACCTGACGAAAAAGAGGAGGTGACCGAAACTAAAGATACGGCTCCGAAAGAAGAATCTGATCGACCAGACGACACTGACGAAGACGAATCCGAAGATGAGGAAACCGAATCCGAGGAAACCAAAGAGGATGAAGAATCCGATGAGGACGAATCCGAGGAAGAACCAACGCACGTTTCACCAAAAGACTTTAAGGAGATGAAGCGCACTTTTAAGACGCAGATTAAGGAGCTTGAAGGAAAACTAAAAGAAGCAACCAGTAAAAAGGAAACCACCGAGGCCGTTGCCGATTTTGATAAGTTTGTTGAGGAAAAAGCCAAGAAACTTAACCTAAAGCCGGAAGTCTTAAAGGAGCTGAATGAAATCACCGACAAATTGGTTGAACACAAATTGGGTGCGAAGTTAAAAGATTTAGATGCGATGAAACAGGCGCATGAGGCGACTGTGGTAAAGGAAGCAGAAAAACAGCAGTTGGAAATCTTTAACACCGAGTGGACTATTGCCGAAAAGGAACTTAAAACGCAGTACCCTAACGCAACACCCGAACAGGTGGCTGAAACCAAGAAATTGATGGATGATTTGGCGCATTCAAAGAAATATCATAAATACCCAATGGACTTTATTGTTTTCAAGGAAAGGGAAAAAATTGATAAAATTCTATTCTCTCCAAATAAAAAGAGCTTTGAGACTGGTAAAAACAATCCCAACGATAGAGGCGAAGATACATTATCGGAATTGCCAGCAGAACCGACACCAGCTCAAATTGAGGCTTATGAACGTAACCGTCGCAATATTATGGGCAATGCCAATGATGAAAGAATGACATTGACTAGCAGGGACGACAACGGCAACGTCATACAGCGCGAGGTATAAGGTTTTTTAGTGAAGCGTGGGTTGGCATTATTACCAACTTAACGCTTGATTGTTTAGGAACAATTTAATAATAATTCTAAAGACAATTAAGAACTTTTTTGGGAGCAGATCCAAATACACAAACCCTTAAACAGGTTTGGTTTGAAGAGTACCAGCTGACTCATTATAAACAGCCAGTATTTCGAGCCATAACCGAAGAAAAGATGGTAGAGGGAAAACTCCGTAAAGGAGACACCATCAATTGGTCATACAAGTCAGACTTCTATGTAAACGACATGGGAGCAGATGGCTCGTATTCGACACAGGCACAGACAGACACGAATGAAACCCTTGTAATTAACAAGGTAAAGGAAGTGAGCTTCTACGAGTTCGAGAAGGACTTGGAGCAGTCTCAATATCCTGTAAAGGTAGCGTACGCACAAAAGGCAATGAACAAGGTGTTCTTGCAGGTTGATGCGGACGTTCTTTTGGCTGCTTATCAGGGTGCTACATCAACCATCAAGGCATCGGACTTTGGCGGTTCAGCAGTAGGTGTCGCCCTTTCAAGCGTTGGTGCGAATATCCCGCAGATATTCTCGACAGCAGTCTTGAAGCTACAGCAACAGAACGTAATCTATGATCCAAACCTAACTTTCACAAAAGATGTGAAGCTGGAAAGGGTTGTAGGTATGCCAGTAGCTCTTATTTCACCGCAAACTTATCAGGCTCTTATCGTCTTTCTAGGTGGCAAAACCACAGTGCTTGGCGATAAAGTGTCAGTTTCAGGTCATGCAGGTGCTTATATGGGCTTTAACTTGTTCGTATCAAATACTTTGCCATGGTCAGGTCAACTTACAGTTGCCACGACCCCGACAAACCTTGACACGATTACAATTAACGGCATGGTGTTTACTCTTGTGACCTCGGCCACCAATCCTGGTGAAATCACAATTAGCGGTACATCACAGACAATCATAAAGACGGCCTTGAATGCGCCGTTTACAAGCGTGTCTGGTTATGTCGCACAGACAGACAATGCAGCAAACCGCCTAAAGCTCGCAAACATAGTGTGTCCTACATTCTCATCGAATGTGGCAACTATTACCCAAGCGGGTATCGGCAATGCAATTGTTTCGACTTCTTTCACGTCAGCAAACAACTTTTGGACGACTGGTTTACAAATCCAGCACAACCTTTTCGGCGTTTCAAGAAGCGTTGCTTTGGTTATTCAGAAGTACCCAGAACTGTATGTCAATCCAGTATCAGGCAAAGTGGGCAAGGACTATGTGACATGGTGTTACTACGGTATCAAAGTATTCACATACCAAGCTCCACAGCTTGTCGATTGTTGGATAGATGCGTCAGGATTTACCAGCCAGCCATCAACATTGGCTAACTAACCCTTGAACAGCCATGACCAATAAACCAATCATGATAACTGCCGCCCTTGCCTTACTGCTAGTTATAGCAGGTGTCATCGGCTTCGCTGTTCATAGCGGCGGCGGCAATCAGGCGGTGGCAACACCATCACCTGCTACGGTTCGCGGTGCTGATGTCGTAGAGACATACCCATCGCACTTTGTAGCTGGAATAAATATCGGCGCAAGGTACAACCAAAACGTTTCGTTAACCATAGTGAACGGGCAAAACCAAGTAAGCTGGTTGAATAACACCGGACAGACGGTATATGTTAAAGATGGACAGGCAACACTTATTGCCACCACTTCGACAAATATCGCCCTCGGCGTCATTCCAAGTGCGTCAACCACATTACAACTCTTTATCGGTACAACTTCAGCCGCAACAATTTCGGACAACAAGTTGCCACCGTCAAGAAATTTGATTGACACAGCAGTTATTGGTACATCTTCAACTAATGCTCTTATATTAAATAGCTATAACAACAAAGGTACGGAAGGTGTGCAGATAATGCCAGTGGCTCCAGGACAATATGTCTACGTAGCCATTGAATCGCCGACTTACCCGACAGACGGAATTGTCATCGGTAGAATTGCTACATCGACGGACAGAGGATACAACTTAAATTTCTCATTTAACGTTTTCTCCCTCAACGGCGACGCAGCTCAATTTTGACGGCTAATCCAGAGGGTTTATACCCTTTGGGTTTAGTCGTTAAAAAACTAATTATAAAATTATGAACATAATCAATAGAAAAATAAACAATAGTATATCTTACGGGCTGATGTTTTTATCAGTTTTCAGTTTCATTTTGGTATGGCAGTTTAACCAGCCAGAAATTGCAAAAGGTGATGTAATAAATTACATACAAAAAATGTCCACAACTAGCGCAATGCTGGTAACGACATCAAGCGCACAGGTTTTGGGTACATCAACAGCCAGAACTTATGCGGCTTTTGTGAATGACGGAGCAAATCCTGTGTACATTCAGCTAACAGGCAATCCGGCAAAGGTAGGTGAGGGAATAAGGTTAAATTCAAACGGCGGAAGTTATGAAATAAATGAACTAAATTTGGATATTTCATCAGTGAGTGCCATTTCATCTGGTGGAAATTCATCATTAACAATAACCGCAAGCCAATAATATGAATAAGACCTCAACATACTTACTAGCTTCAATAATTGCAATCGTAGCTATTTTTGCTTCGGGAAGTAATGTTGAGGCTTATATAAACAATCCAACATCAGGCTCTGGTGGCTCTGGTGTCTCTGATTGGCTAAAGCAAACAAATTATAATGTTTTAACCCTCACTCCCACCACCACCATCCCTGTCTGGGTTAAAGATCAGTTCTTCGCCTCCTCCTCCGCCATCATTGCAGGCATGGTAACCGCCGACACCTTCAATGCCACGAATACCAATGCAACGAGTACGTTGTCAGGGGGATTAAGTGTAGGAAGTGGAACACAGTACTATACGCTATTCTCTGATCCAAACGACAGTAATACCTTTAAGATATTAGGAGGTACAAATGCGAATAATTCGTATTTTAACATTCTCACTTCTGGTCTAGTAGGTATTGGCACAACAACACCGAAAGATTTACTTTCAATTCAAGGTGGTTGGCTGAACTTGGGGCCGAACTATGGAATTAAGATGGATTCAAATGTCTTTACGACTGCCTCGACAACAGGTGCGTATCAATTCGAGGGTTTGGGTGCTGGTGCAGGAGTGCTTTCGGTTGCTACTGATACTTCTATAACATCAGGTGCATTTTCAACAGCTTTCGGTTATCAAGCACTAGCTAATGCTACATCTGGCGCATATAAGTCAACGGCTGTCGGTTATCAGGCACTAAAGTCTAGTGCTACGGCGTCAGGAATAAATGGTATTGGAAATACAGCTATCGGTTATCAGGCGTTAACTGCAATTACGACAGGAAACACTAACACGGCATTAGGACGATCCGCAGGTGTATCAATTACATCAGGAACTCAAAATGTATATTTAGGTGATGCTGCGGGATCAAATCAAACAACTGGCTCATTTAATACCTGTGTAGGTACAAGTGTATGTCAAGGAGGAGGTTCAACAAATGTTGGTATAGGTATAGGTGCCCTTCAAAATGTGACAGGTATACAAAATACGGTAGTCGGCCCGAGTGCAGGTGTATCTATAACATCAGCTAATAATAATGTATTCTTAGGATATTCAGCAGGAAGACGAACTACTGGTAGTAATAACCTCTATCTCGGTACTTCCGTAGCTTCGACTTCGGGATCAGGTAATCAGAATATTGTAATAGGATATGATCTATTTCCACCATCCATTAACGGAAGTAATCAGCTGAATATCGGCAATATGATTTTTGGAACAGGACTTACAAGTGAAAGCTCCACCTCTCCTTCAGGTATTCTAGGTATTGGTAGCTCAACACTTACAACTAATTCAGAATTAAATATCGGTACCAACCCCACAACAACAAACGGTTCAACAACGATTAGCACAGGTAATTTACAGTTTCAGAGTAAAAATTCAGCAGGAACAGTAACTTGTTCATTCCTAACACCAGGTAATGTGTTGTTTACTCAAGCAGGCCCTTGTATACCTTAACAATGAAAAAAATAATCTTTACAACCATAATCTGTGCCATTCTAATAACAGGTTTATATAGTGTTAGGGCAGGTTCAATCGCCTTAAATTCTGGTGGTTCAATAGCTATAAAGGCTAATGGTAATTTATACTTCGCAAATAAGTTTCCTTCTACAACACGTCAATGTTTTGATGTTGGACATATTCATTCCATCACCAGTGTTGACTTCAATCCAGGTGGACGTTATCAAAACCAGCTAGACTTATTAAAGAAAAACAATATAAATTGTGTTCGTGTAAATATTATTGCTCTAACCGGAGACCTTACACAGTATAAACAGATGGCCACAACAGCAGAAAGCCAAGGCTTCTATGTCTCATGGGGAGCAGGATTAAACAGTAACCCGCAATCTTCTTCAACAGTGAGTACCTATCTGGCTTCACTAGATTCTCTTGTGTCATTCTTTCAGAATAATCACATAGATGAATGGATACTCTGTAATGAATGTGAATATGATTTGGGTAATGATATCGCTACTACAACATTTCAGCAGGAATTAAACTGGAAAGCAGGTATTTTGAAAGGAGAAGGATATACAGGTAAAATCTCAATGAATACTGAACAACTACAGATTGATAATTGGGCAGTATTAGATACAACCAACTTGGATTATTTAGGTTTTAATATCTATGGCGGATTTTCTGGAACGTGTCCTAACCTAGCATTATTTGTTTGTGCTGTACAAGATTTAGCATCACAATTTCCAACAAAAGGTTACATCTCTGAATGGAGTAGTGGTTTAGGTATTGATAATTTTGGTGGATATGAACCATCGTGGGCAAGTTATATACAACAAGAAATAAATACCATATTACAGAATAATATTCCTCGTGAGACTTTCTTTACTCTTTGGAGTGACCAATATCCTAACTGGGAACGATGGGCATTAGTTTATGATAACGGCTCGGGTAATCCGCCAACTTATTTTTATAAAGCTCTAAATGTAGTAGGCCTATCACCATAATGAGAAAGAAAATTATTACAACTTTAGTTTGTGCAATATTTCTCACAGGAATGTATGCCGTAAAGGCTGGATCAATCAGTCTTAATGCTAGTAATGGCTCTATAGGTATAAGCAATAAATCCTTAATGTTAAGTAATTCTCAATGGTCAGGTATGGGTGTAAATTACTTTCTGGGGGCAAGCCAGCAACCAGATGCCGATTTTATAAAGTTAAAGGCTGCTGGTATTACTGGTATCCGTGATCTAATTTTCGGATATTCAAATGCTGCAAATCAAACTCTTGCTCAATATGTTGCGACAACTTCAAAAGCTTATGGCTTCTACACAATTTATGGAGCAGGGACGGGTGGGTCGGCGGGTAGTATAGATTCAACCGCATGGGCGAACTTTATTACAGCTCTTCCCGCTGTCTGTGACTGGGCTGCGGCAAATAATATGGATGAGTGTCAGATAGGAAATGAAGAAGAAATACATGTTGATAATACCACCGAGCCTATTGCAAGTGCAGAGGCAGACTTAAAGACTACAGCTACGGCTATCAAGGCTAGTCATCCAAATCTTACAGTTTCATACGCCACAGCTTCCACGTATATCTCAAACTGGAACGCTCTAGGACGTGGGGATATAGATCAATTGGCTTGGAATGTATATAATTGCTCGACTAGTTTAACTTGTTTTGCTAACACAGTAGGATTTTCCATTGATTCAATCATTGCCGATTTCGGTGTAAATCATGCTTATGTTTCAGAATGGAACACACCTAATGGTATAAATGACTTTACTGGCTACGGAGTTAACTCTACAGCCTCTAATGCCTTTCAAAATCAACTTAGATTAAGTTACATGATAAATGCCGGAATAAAGCGCGCATTTTTCTTCACATATCGTTCCACCGTTGCAGGTACAGATGAGTTTGCAATCATTCCATCAGCAGGGGCAACAAATTATAAAATGGCCACAGTATTAGGTATAAATCCATGATAACCCTCCTCTACACCCTCCTCCACATCTGCCCCATCTGTAAGACAAAGTATTTTCAATGGACGGCGTTTGATTGGAGGTGTGAGTGTAAAAAAATATGAGGCCAAAAATATTTCAAAAGTATAAAAGAGGAACAGAGTTTTACAACAGGTTGATGATACGAGTGGGGGAGTTTTCACTGTTAGTTTTAATAGCGTTTCTAGTTTTCGATATTTTTTCACTAAAATAAAAACATGTCAACACTTATAGGATCAGATTATTATTCAAGAGTTCAGACCTTAATACATAATTTTGGTATGGATAGCAACATGTTTTATGACTATCTTAATGCCAGAAGAAATATTGTTGAACTATCAAGGTATTGGGTCGGTTTAAGAAAGAGGAATACATCAAATGTTGTTACAACATCAAACACCTATCTAACTGCACTAACTTTACCCGCAGATTTTGTCCGTCTAATTCGTGATGGAACTATTTTACTTTTTGATGGTGACCAGACATGGCAAGAGGCGCATGAAATACCATTGAATTTACTAATTCAGTACAAGGATAATAACTTAAACTTTGCCATTGACCACAATGCAGGAGTTTTTTACATTACAGGAATTATTGACAGGACATATACGATTTATATTGATTACCAAGCAGATTTAGGTGACATAACTACTTCTACCCCATGGCTGGGTATTCCAAGCAGATGGCATCGTATGCTTATTTACGATGTAGTTTCAAGTTACGAGATGGGTGCTGACTATGATGATATAAATGCCAGAAATGCAAACGCTAATTTTCGGCTTTATGAACAGATTTTTAATGCTGCCGCCACAGAAGATGATGACCGACAGCGTTCAAGCGTGACGACTATGGATTATCCGGTGATTTCAGATGTGCCGACATTCGTTCCGCATAAAATAAATATGAATGGCTAAACAAAATCAACAAACAACTTACAAGAGAGGAAAACCCATACCCGATTATGTGGTGTCAGAATGGTCTGGTCTAAATACTTTTATAAAAGACCAAACTGAACTTGAAAAAGGTGAAAGCCCCGACTCGTTGAATTGGATAACAAGCAGGTTCAAAGACAATATTCAGCTTAGGCGAGGTATGAAGCTATTAGGAACAACCAGACGCACTGGAGTTTTTGGTATTACTGGCTTAGGCGTTGGCAGTAAACAAGATGGAACACAAGTACCATTTTTTACATACCAACAAAAAATGTGCTACTACAGTGCGTCACTTGATGATACGGTTGAAATTGGAAGTAATACACTACCCGCCGCAGCTAAAGGCGAGGATGTGTCCATAATGCCATATCAAAACATAGCTGGGGCACATACATACTTTGAATCGCCTAATTCTTCGCTATACAAGGTGGAAGTGGCCAACCCTGGTGATATTACTGATTTACTGGTTAGACCCACTGGATTGGCCAAAATAGGCCAAAATAGGCTATTTATGTGGAACAGGAGGGATGTAAATGGCAATAAGTTTCAAAATGATTTACTTATCGGCCGTGTTGACCAAGGTGTATCTTTATCAACAACTCCTTTTGCTTTTACTACAAAAGAAAATCTTGGTACGGGTGACGGTTCAACTAAGGCATTTAGTGGCACGCTTGCATACAGAGCTTCAAGTCCATTACAGACATGTTTTTCAGTTGAGGTGGCCAGTCCGCTTGTAAGTCCAAGTGTTGCCATTACAGGTATAACAGCAGTTGCTTTTGCGGTTGTCACAGTTGCCGCCCACACTTTTGTCGCTGGTGATATCATTTTTATAAACGGAGTTGGAGGCATGGTTGAAATAAACAACAGATTCGGCACAGTCATTTCAGTAACAAGCACAACCATAACAGTTTCAATAGATTCTTCAACATTTACCGCGTACACTATGAGCGGTTCAATTTCAAAAGCCGAAAGATTTTCTGATGACCAGAACGGAACATTAACCAGTAATTTAGGCGGTACGGGTACGATAAACTACACCACTGGAGCTATTACATTAAATTTTAATACCGCACCGCAAAATGGTATCGGTATATATGCACAATATTATACAGAAGATGCGACTAATCACGGTGTTGCCGACTTAACCGTATCAAACACTAAAGGCGATGGGAAAATATTTGCACAATTTGGTGGTCAGCAGATACAGGCGGTATTTCCATTTGATGCCGTTGAGTACGTTTTTCATACACTAAAAACATGGTACTTAGCTTTGGGTAATGATGACAGTAATGCCTCAAATCTATCATATCGCGAGCCTTTTGGTTTACCCTATTGGCGCGCTGGTTTTCCCACACCTGATGGCATAATCATGCTAGATAATTCAATACCATCTTTACCAAAAGCAAAAATACTTGAAATTGAAACATCAGTCTCAACGAGT